ACAAGTTCCAATCTTACTCGAACCAATTGGCCCGCCGATTGAAGAGGAGCATCTTTTGGATGAACGTTATTGCTTATCTCTCAATATCTATCATGAGTCTCGGGGCGATAGTTTTGCTGGACAAGCTGCTGTGGCAGATGTGGTAATGAATCGTGTTGAAGACGATTATTATCCTGATACCGTTTGTGAGGTTGTGAAACAAACTGTTTGGGTAGAGAACTGGAAAGGTAATCTGGTACCCAAACGACATATGTGTCAATTCTCATGGTTCTGTGATGGTGTGAGTGATGACCCAGGCGATCCAGATGCTTGGGCAGAATCATATATGATGGCAGAAGAAGTTTTTGATAAAGGAAATTGGAGAGGGATAACTGAGGGTGCAACTCATTATCACTCTCTTCAAGTGAGACCCAAGTGGGTCAAAGATCGTGGTATGGAGTACACGGGAACAATTGGACAACATGAGTTTTATAGATGGGAAAGACGATGAACTACAAATTTAATGAAGACCGATTAATCAAGGAGTTGATGGATTATGTCGACAAAACATACGACCAACATTATGCGACGGATAAGTACCAGGCTACTGATGTCATTATCGATTCTGGTCACGGTACTGGTTTTTGCTTGGGCAACGTCATCAAATATGCAAAGCGATACGGCAGGAAAGGCGACTCCGGAGAAGCAAGAAAAGATCTGATGAAGATCTTACACTATGCTTTAATTCAATTATATATTCACGACGAAGAAAATCTGACTGAAAATGAAATTGTTAAAAGACAGATGGATCTAGATTTACCCAATCCCATATTAACTGATCTGGTTGATTGGGATCACTACGGCGGGAGTCGATCACTCAACGATGCTACGCCCGATGAGTGGGACAAGGCAACTAAAAAAAGTTGGGCTACTAATCCCAACGGTGTTCTTTCTAAAGGGGTTAACAGCGGAAAACTATGAAATTAACCCATAGAATGTCAGATGCTTCTGCAATGGCGATGACTAAATTTTTTCGTTTCTTTGCAGATACATTCTTTGCGAAACGTTATGGTCATCGTGCTGTAGTTCTTGAGACTATTGCGGGTGTGCCGGGAATGGTTGCAGGTATGTTAATTCACCTTCGCAGTCTAAGACACTTTCAACAGGGGAATGGTACGATGATACACGAACTGTTGGCAGAGGCCGAAAACGAACGCAAACACCTGATGTTCTTCATTGAATTAGTGCATCCCAATTGGTTTGAACGTGCACTAGTCATTGTTGCTCAGGCTATATTCTGGCATTTCTATTTGATTATGTACATACTGTTCCCAAGCACATCTCACAAGATGATTGCTTATTTCGAGGAAGAGGCAGTACGTAGTTATACCGAATATCTTGAGTTGATTGAATCGGGTGTACTAGACAACCCACCAGCGCCACAGATAGCAATCGATTACTATTCCCTTAAAAAGACGGCACGTTTATCAGATATGATCAAATGTATCCGTTCTGACGAATCAAAACACAGTGAGGCTAATCATCGATTTTCTGATAAATATCTCTAAAAATAGAGGTATTATAAATGCACGAATACAGATGTAAAGTTGTAAAGGTTGTTGATGGGGATACAGTTGATGTCGACATCGATCTAGGTTTTGGAATTTGGTTAAAAGACGAGCGTGTTCGAATTATGGGCATTGACACACCAGAATCAAGAACTAGAGATAAAGTTGAAAAGGTGTTTGGACTTGCTGCCAAGTCTCGTTTGAAAGAACTTCTTGGTAAAGATTGTGTTCTCAAAACACAAGTAGCAAAGAACGGTGAAGATATGAAAGGCAAGTTCGGTCGTATTCTTGGTGACTTCACTGTGTATGATTCCGTCAAAGATTGTTGGAGATTTGTTACTGAAATTATGATTGATGAGGGGCACTGCGTTCCTTACTTTGGTGGTAGTAAAGAAGAAGTGCAGGCCCAACATATGGAAAATCGACGCCGACTCATTGAAGGTGGCGTTGTTGATATGACTTTGGAGAAAGCTGGACTTTAATAATGCAACTTGATAAAGCGAACTTTAAGTTCGCAATACTTGATACAATTGCCGCAACGCCCATAAACCTCGCATTAAACTTTTTGCTTATCAGCATTGGTATGCATTTGGGTATGAACGCGACTGAACTGACATTATTCATAACATCGATTTTATTTGTATTTGCAGTAATCAGAAAATATATTCTGAGAATGTACATCGATAAAAACGAGCATAGATATGAATCTTAATATTATACACAGAAAGGATAGTTTTATGATAAACAAAGGAGAACATCTCCCTCACGTAATTTTTCGTACAAGGGTGCGGGATGAGTCTGTAGAAGGGCCCAATCCCTACCGTTGGCAGGACAGAACAACCGACGAATACTTTGCGGGTAAACGTGTTGTGTTGTTTAGTTTGCCAGGCGCATTTACACCAACGTGTTCAACCTATCAATTGCCTGGTTATGAGAAACTTTTTCCAGAATTTCAAGAAGCTGGTATTGATGCCATTTACTGTATGTCGGTAAATGATTCGTTCGTGATGAATGCTTGGGCAAAAGATCAGAACCTACAGAACGTCGAAGTTATTCCAGACGGGTCTGGTCTATTCACACAAGGTGTTGGCGCTTTAGTGAGCAAAGATAATTTGGGATTCGGTCAGCGATCTTGGCGTTATGCAATGGTGGTCAATGACGGTGTGGTTGAAGCGGTTTTTCCAGAAAAGAATCAAGAAGATAATGCGGACGATGATCCTTATGAAGTATCCTCGCCTGAAAATGTACTTACATACTGTAAATGTAGAGGCGAAAAATAATGAAATCAGGTAAAATTTGGGGTAACACAGAACTAATCGAACACAACTCAACCTTTGAGTTTCATCGAATTGAGTTCAAAGCAAATCATTGTTGTAGTGAACACTATCATAGAACGAAGTGGAACGGTTTCTTCGTTGAGTCGGGTACACTAATGGTCAAGACTTGGCCGGATGAACCTAATGATATGAAACCATTAGTTTGTGATCAGACTGTCCTACGTGCAGGTGACTACTACAAGGTAGAACCTGGCAAGTGGCACCAGTTTGTCGGTGTCGATGATGGTGTAGCATTCGAGTTGTATTGGGCAGAGTTCGATGGTAACGACATCGTTCGCCGCACTCAGGGTCACGCACTCGAACGACCACAAATAGAAGGCCATCCAGGCAACCCTCTCACAGATCTGAACGCAACTTAGATCAAAAAGTTATAAAAATGTGAAAAATTAACAAAAAATAATCTAAAAAAAGTGTTGACAAATCATCTTTTCCATGCAATAATTACCCTGTAATTTGAGATGGAGTGATTGTTATGGAATGTTTGAAAGGTCGTGCGGTTCAGATCAACTCTGGTGCGATGTTCCCAGAGCGTCTTGGTGAGGTCATCGATGATCGTGGTGAACAGGTTGCTGTTTATTTCCCACCTATCAACTGCTGTGGCAGCTGCAGTGCGGAACAGTCTGAAGTCAAATACTTCGCCAAGTATCGACTGCTTTGCAGTGAGTACGCCTTCTGCGATGTTCCTAGTGCGGTTGGTGTCTACTTGATCGCGAAACCCTTTGTTGAGGAAGTTGCATAATGGAAAAGTTTATGTTAGAAGTTGAGTTGGAAGCCCTGCTAAAAGATGCGGGCACTGACCATCCCTTTGCCCGCGAGATCGGGTGCCGCATTGCGGAGATCAAGAATCTCTTGTCTCCCAAGCCTGTTCCCCAGATCGAGGAACAACTGAAGTTGGAACTGGTTGTTCCGCTGACCTTTGATGAATTGTTTGGAGTTGCGTAATGGAAAACAAAATTCTTGCAGAAGACTTTATTGCAAAGTTGTTGGCAGTTAAAGGTCGGTGGGGGTTGGGTAAAAACGCCGAACGGAACCTGTTGATGTGGTCTGAACACGCATATGACAGAGCAACCTTTAAAGACATTGCAGCTCGATATGGTTTGAGTGTCGATGCAGTCAGAAGTAATATTTTAAAAACGCAAGGTCGTATTATTCGTTTTCAAAAGGAGAATGTGTAATGAAAAGATCTATTTTTAAGTTTAAAATCCGAAGAATGGCCTATGAGATCATGGACAAGTATGGGCCTAAGAAGCGTCGTGAGATTGGTGACCAGATCGTGGATGATCTTTTGGCGCCATATGATGTTCCGCAAGATGTCAAGAATGTTTTGAAAAACCTTGATAATCTGGGATGGCAACTTCAAGGATTGAAAGCAGATGGAATGATCAGTAACGATTGTAATTGTTGGGACGCTAATGAAGGTATGACTGCTCCAGCTGGAACTTACTTTGTTTTGAGAGGAAATGTGTTATGAGTGTAATGAAAGACTTTGCTAAGAAGGACAACTACCTTCGCCCCAAGAAACCCCTGAGTTCTGCCGCGTTTGTGGGTTGGGGTGTTCTGGTCTGCATGGGTATGGCCCTGGGCTTCATAATGGGATATGGATTGCTTTATGTCTAATGCACAAGAACGTTACTTTCGACTCTACGAAGAACTGCACGATCTCTGTCAAGAACAAGGATGGGGAGATCCCTTTTCCTATGCTCGTTCTAGAGAGATCTACATTTCAGCTAGATTAGGTCACACCATTTCTCAAACCCTGTCGGGCGCTGATGGTTATGACGAGATTGGGGCTTGTGAATATAAGTCAACAATCAACAAGAACATCAATGGTGCGTACAATGGGATTTCTGTTCAACCTACTTGGGAAGAACAAGAAACTTATCTACGAGAAGAGAAAATCGGAAAGTACGCTCATCACTACATTTGTCGGTTTGAAGGTTCGCAGATTGTTGAAGCCTATCGTCTCACTGGTGAAGACGTGTTGACAATTCTGTTACCGAAGTTAAAGAAAAAATTCCCTACCGCCTCTACCAAAAAAGATCCACGACTTGGTGCCTCACTCACCAAGAGGGATATCTACCAATACGGCGTGAAATTGATTTAATCGATTTTTCCGATCGTTTTCGAAAAGTTTTACGAAAACTTTCATCAAAAAAGTGTTGACGTGGTATTCGATTCGTGAGATAATTACTACGTAATTTGAGATGAGGAATTGGTAATGGAACTTTCAATTAAACAGTCAATTTTAAACCACGTTGATCTTTGCGGAGATGTTCCTGAGTGGATTGCTGCTGTCAAGGCAGAGTGTGCTGAGTTCGACCAGAGTTTGGTCAATAAGGTTCTTGTTCAGTGGTTTTGTGGTGAGATCCAGATTTAAAGAGGTTGTTATGAAAAAGTACGAAGTTCGAGTTATTGAAGAAGGTTTTCCAGGCTCTTGGGTTTTCAAGGGTCTTGAAGCTGAAAACAAAAACCAAGCCTGCGCTGAAGCGATTCGTTCCTATGTTGCCTTCGTTGAAGAAATTGGGTTTGGTGCTTTGTCTGCTGTGGCGAAACTTGAGAAGGAGGCTGTATAATGATTACTAACTTTATCGCTTTGCGTAACAATCCCGCATTTGTGGAGTTTCGGAACTATGTTCTGTCTTTCTACGGGTATGACGGGATCTACCCCATCGAGGGGTTGACCGTTCCGGATGTTGAAGTCGGCATTATGGACTACATCAAGCTGTGTAGTGATCCCCAGAATCATTTCGAATGGGGTGACGGTGACTCTATTGACCGTGAACGTGTTCGAGATATTCTAGAAAGTTCTAAGGTTATTCCAAAATAGTCTAAAAAAAGACAAAAAAACGCTTGTAAAACATCTTAATCCATGCGATAATTACTTTGTAATTGAGATGAGGAACTAAGAAATGGCACGAATTATCTACCAAACTGAGTGTGAGATTGCCGAGTTGGAGCAAGAAGGTATTGACTTCAACCAGGCTCTTCGAATCGTCAAAGGTTTCATGGGTACTGAAGATACTCTTGACGCTCTCCAAGGTTTTGAGCGTCGTTATGAGGCCGCTGAGGTCGCCGCTCTTGAGACTGATGACTACGGTTTCGACCACGAGTGGCGATACGAAGTCTACGCTTACAACCTTCTGGTTGAAGGTTTCGGTAAACTGTTTGCGCCTAAGGAGGCATAATATGGATTCAGTAATCGGTAATCTTTTTAACGAGATGATGTGCCTCGCGGAGATCCGTGGGGAGTTGTCTCCCGAAGACAACGCTCTTGTTGAGGCGCGTATTGCCGCGCTTCAAACTGAAATTGAGAAACTGGAGAAAGCTGCATAATGTTAGTAGGTATCTATAAAGAGATGGGGTTTGACCGCCCCTTTCACGGTTCCATCGAAGACCAGTACAATGAGTACCTTCGTAACCATGCGAAGAAACAAAACAAGGGTCAACGTGGCAGGGACTCCGAACGTCTCAAGACCTATAAAGCTGAGTGGGCATTTCAAGATGTCAATGGTTCGGGTATCGAGTTCGGTTCAATCGAACAGGTTCAGAAGTACATCAACAAGATCACCAAGTCTAAGACCTACACTAAGTTGTGGTTAGATGCTTACGAGGCACGCCAAAATTATGATGTGGGTGCGATTCTTCGAGGAACTTCGATATCAGTTGCCGCCAAGAAAAGAAACGGTGCGGGTAATGCGGGTGTCGCCTACGTACACCAGAATCACATCGTGCTGGATACCAAGACCGGAATGAACGAGTACACTGTTCTACACGAACTGTCGCACTGTCTCGGTCACGCTCATCACGGTCGATCATTCCGTCAAGCCCTTGTGAAGTTAGTGTCAAGATTTATGGGTGCTGATGTTGCAAATAGCTTGAAAAGTGAATTCAAAAAGAGTAAACTATCTTATAGTGATGCTCGAAAACCAATGACGTTTGATCAGTGGATTGCGTCGAAAAACAGAATGGAGAAAATGAGAAATGCCAATGCAAATTAATGATGTGGTCACAGTGGTCGCCGTAACAGGTGCCGAGTACGTGGGAAAGTATCGAGTAGAGACTGACACCACTCTGACTATCGGTGATCCCCACATCGTGACACCGGATGGCACTAATCTTGGTTTTATGCCTACAGTCGCAATGACTGGTGAACCAAGAGTTGGTGAGGTCACTTTCAATAAGTCGGGTGTTGTTTTGGTAGTAAAAACTGCTGAAGCCGTCGAGAAAGAATATATCAAAGCAAGTAGTGGAATTGAATTACTATGAATGAGATGTTAGAAAATTATCGTGTGATGCTTGAAGGTCACGATTGGTTTTTCCATTACTCCGATGATCACCGTTACTACACTCGTGGTATGGAACAAAGTAAGGCGCTTGACAGAGCATACGCTCAATTGTCTGCCGAGGGTTTCGAGGTTGAAGCCCGTGAAATGTTTAACGAACTATCGCCTGATGGTTTTCATATGAAGGAACCTAAGTAATGAATGGATTTCGTAAGATGCAAGAACGCCTGCGTGAAGAAGGTTGGTATGTCGGTTGGAACGAACCCTGTTGTCAGAGTTGTGCGTGGTCTTGTCTTCCAGACTACCTTGATGAAGATGAGAAAATCGATGTCGATTACTCAAAGGTACTGTTCAACCACTCGCAAGACTGTGAGGTCTATCTCGAAGGTGAAGAGTGCCCAGTTTGTGAGGGTGAAGGTTATGACATAGATACCGATGAAGATTGTTCAGAGTGTTTCGGTATGGGTGAGATCGAAGAAGATTTCGATGCCTCTGAGTTCGACACATCGGTCTCTGGTTTCGTTTGTCAGTCACCAGAACAACAGACATCATCATTATTTTGTTTCGACGGTAGTAAAGAAGGTGTTGAGAACTTCAAGGCAATCGTTCCGATCATTGAAGAGTGTGGTGTAACGGTGGAGAGTTTTGATGAAACGGGTAAGAGTCGTATTGAGTTGTCTTGGTAGTTTGTTGTTTGTCGGATGTATTGTAGCTGATGATAAACATTGTATTGATTGGGATTCGATAAGACTAGAGTCGCAAGAATGTACACCGTTATACGGAAACATCATTTGCGTAGATGTTGTTAAAACAGAATTTGTCTGTAAACTATATGAAGTAGAAGAAATAAATGAGTAACAGTTTCGCAAAAGAACTGACCTATTCGCCAGGCGGCAACGATGAGTGTTACACTCCGGACTATGGTGTAAAACCTATTCTGAAGTACATACCAAAAGGTGCGGTAGTATGGTGTCCGTTCGATACCGAAGACTCCGAGTTTGTCAAACAAATCTCAAATCAAAATGGGGTTGTACATTCTCATATTTTTTCGGGTCAAGATTTTTTTGAGTATGAACCGGAACACTGGGATGTGATGGTCTCGAATCCACCCTTCACCAAAAAGAGAAACTACTTCGAGAGGGCCTTGAGTTTTGAAAAACCTTTCGCTTTGATAATGACCAACACTTGGTTAAATGATTCTGCCCCCAAGAAACTGTTCAAAGAGAAAGAGTTACAACTGTTGATGTTTGAACAACGTATGAAATTCAATTCGCCTGACGGCCGCCCGAACGACAAAATTACTTTCAGTTCCTCATACTACTGTTGGAACTTTTTACCTAAACAGATTATTATGGAGTCAATGGATGTCCCCAAGAAGCAAAGGTGATCCAATGGTGCGAGCTCAGGGCCGCACCAAACCAGATCGGAACTGGTACCCTGAGAACTTTGACTGGTATCTGAAATGGGTCGCATCGATTCTGATCCTGATGTCCCTCGCTATGAGATCTGCGGGTGTCGACTACCGAATATATGATCTGGTGTTTGGTCTTGCTGGGATCGTTCTCTGGACGTGGGTATCGATCATCTGGCGTGATCGTGCATTGATTATGTTGAATGCAATCTCAGGTTTTATGTTGGCGGTCACTATTTTGCGGGAGTGGTCATGAACGAGAAACACGTTGCGATGTGGGTGTACTACACCTACCGATGGCATAAGGATTTGCCGAAGTGGTTGCAGAAGGATCTGGAACGTTCTAAAAAAATATTAGGAATTGTAAATGAACTTGACACAACGATTTAAATCTTCTATAATAG